AACAATGTGTTCCCAACTGCTGCTCTAGTAGAGCATAGAGGTAACTTAGTTAGATCTAAACAAGTAGATAATGTAGGTACAGCAGGGATGTTAGTTGAAACAAATTCTGGTATAAAATTCAGGCCTTCTGAAAAAGTCAGGCCTGTAACTAAATTTCCGCATCAAAAAGGAGATGATATCACTGGATGTGTTGTTGTATATCAAAGTCCTTATAAAGATTCAGAAGGATTAGTGCCTAATAATCTGTATTTTATTGCACATGACCCTTATGCTCACGATACTACTACCGGTAATTCATTAGGATCTGCGTATGTTTTAAAGAGAGCTAGCTCTTTTAGTAAACCAGATGACATGATTGTAGCTAGTTATGTAGGAAGGCCTGATACTCAAGATACCTATAATAACAATTTGTTTTTACTTAGTGAGTATTACAATGCTAAAATTGGTTTTGAAAATGATAGAGGAGAGATAATTCCTTATGCAAAACGTACTAAATTATTGCATAGATTAATGGAAGAAGTAGAGATTTTTGATAGGTCTAATGGATTTAAAGCTAGAAGTCTAGGAAGAAATTATGGACTTTCTATGGGAAGTAAGCAGCGTAAAGCTCAGGCTGTCTTATATTTAAGAGATTGGTTAAGAACAAAAAGAAGTAAAAACGAAGAAGGAGAGTGGAAATTAAACCTACACAATATATATGATATTGGATTAATTGATGAATTGATAAAATACAATGATCAAGGCAACTTTGATAGAGTTTCTGCTTTATTAATTGGAATGTTTTTTATGATGGATATGTATGATACTCCTGTAGCAGAAAATAATAAAATTGAAGAATCTGGATTTTTTAATCGACAATTATTTATTTAATGGCACACAATAATATTCCCAAACAAAAAATACCTAAGTCAAAAAAGACGGAAAAATGGGGTATTGAATGTGTAAAAGGCTACATAAAAGAATCCACATTTGGAGCTACAGGCAAACATGAGTTGCTAAAGTTTTATGAAGCTTATAACGGTCAGATGAAAGAGTCTGATTATAATTATGTTACAAACCCTTATAACTCTCAAGGTCAACAAAAACGTAATTTTCCCGCTAAGCTTCGAAACTACAATATTATAAAACCTGTAGTAGACTTATTACTAGGAGAAAAAACTACACGTCCAAATAATTTTATGGTTACTGTTAGTAATCCAGATGCTGTTACAAAAAAAGAAGAAGAACAACAACGCTTAATTTTAGAGAACTTGCAACAACAGTTTGTTAATGAGCTTAATGAGCAGGGTGTTGATACAGGGCAACAGTCTCAAGAAGCGCAAACGCCTGAACAAGTTAAATCTTATATCGAAACATCATATCAAGATAGTAGAGCTATTGTAGGGCAGCAAGTATTAAACTATTTAAAAGACAATTTAGATTTAGAAGACAAGCTTCAAAAAGGGTTTTTTGATTGGCTAGTTAGTGGATATGTGTATAGTTATAAAGGCATATGCATGGATGATTTAGACTATGAAATAGTCAGTCCTCTAGATATTGATTTTAGTAAAAGCCCAGAACTTGATTTTATTGAAGATGGTGACTGGATTGTACGACGCCAATTAATGAGTAGTAATGCAGTAATAGACCAATTTTATGATTTACTTACAGACAAACAAATTGATCAAATTGAAGATCACACTCGAAATCGTTCTGGTTCTTTTTCTATTCCCTTCTTGCAGCGTATTGACGACAGCTTCGGAGACAACGACCGATATGTCGAAGTGCTGCATGTCGTGTGGAAAAGCTTTAGAAAAATAGGAGTTTTATACTATATAGATGAGTTTGGTGTAGAGCAACAGACGCTAGTTGACGATAGTTATAAAACTGATAAAGAAGCAGGAGAGTTTACAGAGTGGTATTGGGTTAACGAAGTATGGGAAGGTTATGAAATAGATGGAGATATCTATGTCGGAATTAATCCTTTGCAAGGGCAACGCAATGCTTTGAATAATATATCTAAATGCAAATTGCCATATAATGGCAGAGCTTATTCTAATAGACATACGTCTAATGTTAGCGTAGTGTCAATGGGTATTCCATACCAAGTTCTTTACAATGTATATCACTATAGATTAGAATTAACTATTGCAAAAAATAAAGACAAGATTGCGTTAATTGAAATGAACACCATTCCCAAAAGACATGGGTGGGACGAAGAAAAGTTTATGTATTACGCAGATGCATTAGGCTTTGCTTTTATTGATTCTACAGCAGAAGGCAAAAACAATGAGCGTGTAAGTTTTAATCAATATCAAGTATTAGATATGTCTTTAGGGCAATATATAGCCTCTCAAATACAACTATTAGAAGCTACAAAAACAGAATGGGAAGAGTTGTTAGGAGTCTCTAGACAACGTAAAGGACAAATTATGGCCTCAGATGGAGCAGGCACAACTAAAAATGCTATTGCTCAGTCTACTGCAATTACAGAGGAAATTTATAGAAAGTTTGAAAAGTTTGAACAAAAAGAAATGCAAGGCTTGTTAGACATGTCTAAACATGCTTTTAGGGCTGGAAAAAAAATACATTATATTACAGATGACTATCGTAATGCTTGGTTAGATGTAGATGGTGCAAACTATATGGAAAGTGAATTTGGAATATTTGCTAAAAACTCTAGTCAAGAGAATCAGAAAATGGAACAAATGCGACAGTTGTTACAAGCTATGGCACAAAATGGAGTTGGAATAGGATCCATTGCAGAAATACTAGATGCAGATAATTTCTCTAGGATACGAGTACTTGCTAAAAAGGTTGAGGCAAAACAAGCAGAGATGCAAAAACAAGCTCAAGAAGCTCAAATGCAAGCTCAACAAGCAGAAGCTCAACTAGAAACTCAAAAGGTTGAAACAACACATCAACATGAAGCTACTCAAAACGAATTAGATCGTTTAAATAAAGTAGAAGTAGCTTTAATTAACGCTTCTAGTAAAGATACAGATCACAATAATGATGGAAAAACTGATAATAAATAACGTAATCAGTTTACTTGGTATAATATTATCTATAACGTACATTCAATAAAATGGCAGAAAAGAACGAGCTTGGCCTAGACAACTTAAAAAGTGTCAATTGGCTAAATGACGCAGCTCCAGCACCTCCTGGTTTAGATACATCTGTAGAAGAAACTAGCGAACCTGTTGAGCAAGAAGAACCCGCTGCAGTCGCAGCTACTCCTGAAGATCCTGTAGAGAATGATTCTACAGAAGAACAAGGACAAACTTATATAGAAGACAATGCAGAAACTACTGCAGAGCAAAAAGAGCCTGCAGAACAACAACAACCAGAAGAACCGGTTGAAGCAGAAAAAGGTATAATAGAGACTTTGACTGAAAGGCTGGGTTACGAAGTAGAAGGAAGTTTTGCTGATGATTATGACGGATTAGAAAAGTATACATCAGCTGTAGCTTCTAAAATAGCAGAAGAGCAATTAGGATCAATTTTTAATGAGTATCCTGATGTAAAAGAATATTTTGAATATCGTGCAAATAATGGAGATCCATTAAAATATTTTAAAGCACAACAAGCTGAGCTTGATTATACTCGTGTAGCAGTTGATGATAATGTAGCAATTCAAAAGAGAATTGTACAAGATGGAATGCAATTGCAAGGTTTTGACGAAGAGTCTATTGTTAAAATGACAGAATCTTATGAGGATGCAGGCATTTTAAAAGATAACGCAGAAGTTTATTTAAAGCAACTTCAACGAACTCAGGCTTTAAATAAGCAACATTTATTAGAACAACAAGAAGCAGAAGCTACACAGCAAAGATCCCAAGCGAAAGCTTATTGGGAACAAGTAGCTACTACGGTAAATACAGGTTCATTAAAAGGATTACAAATTCCTACCCGACAGCGTAAACAATTTTACGACTGGATGACATCCCCAATTAAGGGGTCGAATCAGACGCAAAGAGATTTAGATAGAGCTAATTTAGACACTGAAAGTGCTTTAGCATTAGAGTATTTAATCTACCAAGGGTTTGATTTATCAAAACTTTCACAGAACGTGGCCAACACAAAAAAAACGCAAAGCTTGAAATCTAAGCTTCAAAGTGCACCATCCGCTTCGACTAGGATGAAGTCTCGTAGCAAGTCGAGTGTTTCAAAGGGAGTAACACTTCCTTCGTTACGAGATTTGTTATAATTATTAAAATTGACTTAAACTATGTCTGACAACTTAAAAAAACTACGTCTATATGAAGACGTATTCAATGCGGATGGCATGACCGATGAAAACTCGTTGGCCAACGCTCTTCTTACACAGCCTGATGTGCTGTCTCCTGTTATCACACACCTTTCCGGTCGTGAAGATAAACGTTTTCCACTCTCTTTCTTAACAGAAGGAATGGGAAATGTAAAATACATAAATGACGTTGAGTACGATTATCCAGTTATGGGTAGGTTGAACAAAAGCGTTATGTGTGTAGGTTCTAGTGCTAATATTACTCCTTCTGGCGGTACTCTGACTTTTGCTGAAAAGTGGTTTGTTAAAAACTACATCATCGAATTTGGAGATACTAACAATACGCAAGTTCGTATTGTAAACGATGGTGTGAATGATACTGGCGGATGGAAATACGATGTTGAACTTGTAACCAGTGATTTAACTGGATCTGTTGCAGGTAATACTCTTGAACAAAAACAAGCTGTTCAATTGTTTGCTGCTAATGCGTTCTCCGGATCGCGTGGTAACGAAAGCAACTGGGTCGCTCCGTCCAAAATGCGTAACCAAATTAGTTTGATTCGTAAGTCATATCGCTACGAAGGTAATTTACCTGATCGCGTTGTAAACTTTGAATTTAACGTTGGTGGTCGTTCAACCAACCTTTGGTACGATTTTGAAGAGTATCAACACATGTTGCGTTGGAAGGAGGAGACTGAGCTTGCTTTGTGGTACTCTCGTTACAATAGGGATACTAACGGTTTAATTCACTTGCGGGATGAAAACGGTAAAGCTATTCCATTGGGCAGTGGTGTTATTGAGCAAATTCCTAACGTTGATACTTACTCTGTGCTTACTGCACAAAAGTTAAAAGGTGTTGTACGTGATGCGCTTTATGGTGCTTCTGATTCTTCTGACATGAACATTGTACTCTTTACGGGTCTCGGTGGTATGGAAGAATTTGATAACGCTATGAAAGACGAGTTAGCTAGTCAAACTTATATTAAGAATAC